AAGAAATAAGAACTGTATTTTTTGGTTTTAATACGGCTGCAAAATTGGCTGGTGCATCGGCAATTGAATCATCAAACGCATTTAGGCAACTAGCACAGGCTCTTGGCTCAGGAAGGTTGGCTGGTGATGAATTCAGAAGTATATCTGAGCAAGTTCCAACAGTTCTTGCTCCTATTGCGGCTGAGCTTGGAGTAACAATTGGTGAGCTTAAAAAATTAGCTGCTGAAGGAGAACTGACAAGTGAAGTTGTTTTGAGAGCTTTAGGTAAAGTCGGAAACGAAGGAAGTGGCTTTTTAAAGCAATTACTTGCCAATGATCCAACACAAGTCTTTAAAAACTTTAGCAATGCAACAGAGGATCTTTCTAGAGCTTTTGGAGATCAATTAAGACCAGCTGTGGAAGGTGTAACCAAACTTTTAACGCAATTAGTAATAAAAGTCACTGAGCTTGTCAATTCACCGATAGGACAAACTGCTTTGATATTTGCCGCCATAGCTACAGCAGCCAAAGGTGTGGCAGTTGCTTTGCCTTTGGTCACTGCTGGTTTGATTAAATTAGCCGCTGCTGGTGGTGTTATGACAGTTGCATTAAACGCAATGCCTTTTGTGGCAATCATAGGTCTTATTGGTGGCTTTACCACTGCATTGATTGAGGCAAAAAGAGAACAAGATAATTTCAACAAAGCACTCAAAGAAGGTGATGAACAACTTTTAAAGAGTCAATTTAATAGATTATTTATTGAAAGACAAAAGCTTTTAAAAAGGTTAGCCGTAGCACAAGAAAATAACAACAAAAGAGCTATTGCCTCTCTTCAAAGACAACTTGAAGCAAATAAAGCTGCAATTGATCCTATTAAGGAAAAATTAGATGAACAAAGAAAAACAACTGCAGAAATAGAGAGACAAAACCAAAAACTTAAAGATCAGGAAGACCAACTCAAAAAAAATCAAGATGAGGCAGAAAAACTCAAAGAAAAAATGACAGCTGTAGGTGAAGAGATCGAAAGCAGCATAAAAAATAATTTAAGAGACGCTATAACTGGTGCTAAATCATTTGGAGAGGCTATGTCAAATGTTTTAAACCGTATACGAGACAAGATTATTGATGCTCAATTAGACAGGCTGCTCGGTGGTTTTGGTGAGGCTTTTGGTGCTGGTGCAAGTGGTGGAGAGAAAAAAGGACTTGGAGGATTTCTTGGTAGTATTATTGGAGGACTGTTTGCAAACGGTGGACAGCCACCTGTAAACAAAATATCAGTTGTGGGTGAAAGAGGACCTGAGCTATTTGTTCCTCGTTCTGCTGGCACAATTATTCCTAATAATCAACTTGGTGGAGAGTCAGTTACAAATAATATTGTTGTCAATGTTGATGCCTCTGGTACTTCAGTTCAAGGAAATGATCCAGAAGCAAACCAGTTTGGAGAACAGCTTGCTGCAGCAATACAGGCTGAGATAATTAATCAAAAACGATCTGGAGGTTTACTTAACTGATGGCAACTTTTCCGATAGCAAATCCTGTATATAACACAAGGATTGAGCCTAAGACAAACCAAATAATTGTTAGTTTTGGGGATGGCTTTGAACAACGATTAACAGAAGGACTGAACCAAATTCCATTGACTGTAAGCTTAACTTTTGAACTTTCTCAAACTGATGCGGACACAGCCATTAGTTTTTTAAATTCAAGAATTACTGACGGAGCATCTTTTGATTACACATTACCAAGTGAATCAACTTCAAGAAAATTTGTTTGTGATCGTTTTCCAAGATCAATCCCATTTTTAAACAGGGTTAGATTGAATTGCGTGTTTAGGGAGGTGTTTGAACCTTAAATGGCAATACCTTTTACTGAGTTAAATAAAATCAACCCTAGTTCAATTATTGAGCTTTTTGAACTTGAGCTGACAGTCGGTAAGCATATTGCATCAGGTAATCCGCAGAATCTACCTACTACATACAGATTTCATGCTGGTGCTAACCTTAACAACTTTGGGGAGGTTATTTTTCAAAGTAATTCTTACCAAAGAATAGCTGTCAGGGCTGAAGGTTTTGAACAAAAAAGCACAGGTGTGCTTTCTAGACCACTTTTAACATTTTCAAATTTAGGTGGTATTAACAGAGATCCAGCGACAGATCAAGTGATAACAATGTCTGATTTTTTGCAAGCCGTAAATGCTGTTACGCCACACAATGATTTAATTGACGCAAAAGTAACAAGAAAAATGCCGCTTGCTTCAGCCTTAGATAATGCAAATTTTACATCTGGAACTAACCCTTTTGGCACACCCAGTTCAAACAGATTACGTGACAAAATATTTGTTATTGATAGAAAGGCTGTTGAAAATAGACAGATAGTGCAATTTGAACTAACGGCAGCTCATGATTTAGAAAACAAATTAATTCCACAAAGAGTCGTAACAAGGGATTTATTTCCAGCTGTAGGGACGTTTATTTAATGACAGAGTATAAATGGGCTAAAGATGCTTTTCAAGATGCTGAAAATGCATATCCAGAGGAGTGCTGTGGTTTAATAATAAAAGTAGATGACGAAGATATTTACTGGAGGTGTCAAAACATTTCTAAGGCTTATAAAGAAAAATCTTTTGTAATCGACCCTATTGATTATGCAAAAGGCGAAGATAAAGGAGAAGTTCTTGGTATAGTACACAGCCACCCTGATGGAGAACTGGCTTTCAGTCATACTGATAGAATGGCCTGTAAGTATTTAGATTTACCTTTTTATCTTGTGGAACCAAAATCTGAGTCTATTATTGTTATATATCCATCTGAAATAAATGATTAAATTAACAATTTATGGAAGATTGAGAAAATTTATCGGTCAATCAACTTTTGAAATCAAAGCTAAAAGTGCAAAAGAAGCATTTAGTTTTTTAATAAATAATTTTGCTGGTGTTAGGGAACATATAAAAGATCAAGAATATTGTGTTATGGCTGGTGACTTGAGACTTACAGAAAATTTACTTGATATGCAGACAGAAAGTGATATTAAAATTGTGCCTGTTGTTCATGGTGAAATTTTTGGAATCATACTTGGTATCGGTGCATTATTTGGCTCTTCACTTATACCTGCAACAATTTTTGGCAGTACTTTACTTGCTACATTTGCTTCCACTGCTTTGACAATAATTGGAACAAATTTAGTTGTTGGCGGTATTACAGATATGTTGACTCCAGATCCCAAACCTACAAATGCAGATAGACAAGAAGATCCACAAGACCCTAGTTATGTATTTTCTGGGCTGTTAAATAATTCAAAACAAGGTGTACCAATAAATATTGTATATGGCGAAACTTTAGTAGGCAGCACAGTTGTTAGTTCATCTGTTGACACTTTTCAAGTCGTGAATGAATAAATATGTCTTTACTGCCATTTAATCGAGAAATAATAGATGCAACACTTGGAAGCAATAAACTTAAATCTATTGATTTTGGTACAGTTGTTGATGCTTTAGGAGAAGGACAGATTGAAGGTAGTGCGACAGCAAGTAAAGCTGGCATAACAGACCAAACAAGTGATGCTTATAAGAATTGCTTGCTGAAAGATTTATTTTTAAATAAAACTGCTGTTTTACAGGCTGATGCTGATAATACAAATCCAAATGATTCTGATTTTAATTATTCACAAGATAATTTAACTTTTGAATTTCAAGACGGAACAACAAATAATCAAGTTTTATTTGCAGCAGAACAACAAAGCAGCGAAGTTATAACAGGCGACAAAGGTCAAGAATGTACTTTTCCAGAAGGTGGTTCCGCTACTCCAAGATCAGGGACAATAACAAATACAGCGATTGATACAGTACAACTTAAAGTAAAATTTGATCAATTTTTTAAATTAAATACTGACAATGGCAATAGAGAATCAACTTCAGTTCAAGTGATAATCAAAGCAAATCCTAATAATGGTTCTGCTCAAACTGTTATAACAGAAACTATTAAAGGTAAAAGCTTTAACCCATACAACAGAGATTTTGGTATAAATTTAAGAGACTTAACAGGATACAACCAAAACACTGCTGGACAATCAGGTTCATTTTTTCCAGTAGTTATATCTGTTGAGAGAGGAACTGTAGAGGGTGACGAAAATACATTCAATACCATGCGTTTAGCTGAAATAAGACAAATAATAAGAGAGCCAAATAATTATCCTGATATTGCCTATACAGCACTAAGATTTAGTTCTGAGTTGTTTCCAAACACTCCAAATAGAGTATTTAGGATTAGGGGAAAACTTGTAAAAATTCCACATAATTCAACAGTTGATCTTGCAAATGGAAGATTGACTTACAGCGGCACTTTTAATGGAACATTCAAAGCAGATAAAGCATGGACAAGCGACCCAGCATGGGTTCTGTATGATTTGCTGACAGACAGCACCAGTGGCTGTGGTTTGCCAGAAAGTGAACTTGATCCTTTTACTTTTTTTGGGGTCAGTACTTATTGCAGTGCTTTAGTTGATGATGGTGACGGTGGACAGGAGCCACGTTTTTCAATAAATGTAAATATCAATAATAGGCGTGATGCAATGGCTGTTATCAAAGATATTTGTTCTGTTATGAGAGCTATTCCATACTATGAAGAAGGCACAATAAAAATTGCCCAAGATGCTCCACAGAATCATGCTGACCCTAGTGCTGTAAGTTTTGACTATGTTTTTAACAATGCAAATGTAACTCAAGACGGTTTTACATATTCTGGGACATCTTCAAAAACAAGATTTAATGTAATAAATGTTTCTTACTTTGACCTTGAAACACAAGAAATTGATTATGTAACTGTGAAAGACGCAGCAAAACAAGCTACTTATGGAACACAAACAAAAACAATAAATACTTTCGGGACAACTTCAAGAGGTATGGCACAGCGGGTCGGGAAGTGGTTTTTACAAACTCAACAAAATCAAACTGAGACTGTTGTTTTTGAAACTAATATTGCTGCTGGTTCTGTTTTAAGAGTTGGAAATATTATTGGTATCGCTGACAGAGTTAAATCATCAACCAGAAGAGGCGGTCTTGTTAAATCTGCAACTGTATCGCAAGTAACTATTGATACTGGATCACAAACTAATTTACCAGATACAAGCGACAGCCCCACAATTAGCTGTATGTTGTCTGACGGTACTGTTGAGACAAAAGTTATATCTTCATATACTTTGGGAGGCACAGTAATCAATCTTTCTTCAAACTTTACCTCTGCCCCAGTAGCTAATAGTCCATATATTTTAGAATCTGGAACTTTAGCTGCACAATCTTTTAGAGTTATAAATATTAAAGAAAACGCTAAAAAAACTTTTTCAATCACAGCTGTTGAACATAATTCTGGTAAATACGCTGCTGTTGAAGATGGTGAACAACTACCAACTAAAAATATAAATTTATTGACTAGCTTATTGCCATCACCACAAATAGTTGACGGATCAGATGGAACAAAAGCAATACAAGAAATTATTATATTAAATAACAATAGACCAGTCCCAAAGTTATTCATTGATTGGCAAGGAGTAGAAGGTGCGTCTGGGTATCAATTAATCTATACAAAAGATGATGAAAACCCTGTTGTAGTTAATACTCAACAATCGGAGTTTGAGATATTACCATCAGAGGCTGGTAATTATTTTATTCAAATTTATACGATCAACAGTAAAGGAGAAAGAAGTGCAAGTCCAACAGAGACAAGTGTTGACACTTTAGGTTTGACTGCTGTTCCAGAGAATCCTACAAACCTTGAAATAGAACCAATTAATAATGCACAGGTTAAATTAACTTGGGATAAAACAACTAGTCTTGACGTTGAATTTGGGGGGAACTGCATAGTCAGGCACACACCAGTTGCTTTAGCATCAGCTACTTTTGCCAACTCTACGGACTTAAATGAAAATATAAGTGGAGGCACAAATGAAATAATCCTACCAGCTTTAACAGGGACATATTCTCTGAAATTTCGTGATGTCGGTTCAAGAGTTTCAGCTACGGAAGCAAAAGTAGAGCTTGCTTTACCAGAAATGGCAGACGAATTGTTGATAAAAAGTCAAAGAGAAGAAACAGCATTTAATGGTACAAAAACAAATTTATCTGTTGTTTCTAACGCTTTACAACTAAGCAACCCAGCAACAAGTCTTACAGGCTCTTATAATTTTGCATCTGTTTTCGATTTAGGATCTGTTTTTACTAATTTAAGATTAAAAAGACATATTAAAGCTGAGGGCTTTTTTGTGTCAGATTTGTTTGACGCAATCCCTAACGTAGATGCAAGACTTAATTTTGATGGTGCTGGAAGTGATCGTATAAAACAAAAACTGCAAGTTCAAACATCACAAGATAACTCAACTTTTACCACTGCTCAAAATCTAACTAATGGCTCATTTAGTGGAAGAGCTTTTAAATTTATTGGAAATATCACCTCAGTTGATGTTAATGAAAATTCAAAATTCTTAGAATTAGGCTTTGATGCTTTTCTGCCATCAAGAACTGAAAACAAATATCAATCAGGTGGAAATATTATATCTACACCTTTACAGTCAGGAACATCAGTCAGTGGCTTATCAGTTGTTTTTGGCAAGCCATTCTTTACAGGAACAAGTGCAATCGGTGGATCAACTACAGCTTTTCTGCCTTCAATATCAATAGCTCCAGAGGATATGCCTAGCGGTGCGTTTTTCTTGTTAAGTGCTATTTCTGGGACAGGGTTTACAATAGTGTTTAAGAACTCATCTAATGCAGTGATTGATGTTAAATTTACATTTCAAGCATTAGGATATGGCAAGGGAGCTTAATTAAATGGCAAGAGTAAATTCTACTGGCAAAGAGACTTCAAGTAATTTTTCACCTGCTAACGGTACAGGTCTTGCAGTAAGAACAGCAATAAAAGATATATTTGAATCACTTAGAACAGTAAACAGTGCAGCTGGTGATCCATCTGGTACTGCAAATCTCGCAGCTTTTCAATTACACATAAACACAGACTCTAATTTATTAAAGATTAGAAATGCGGCAAACTCAGCCTTTATTGATATAGGTAATGTCAGTCAAACTAACTTGGGGCTGTTGCCAGCGTCAGGAGGGACGCTTACTGGCGTACTGGCCACCACTGCTGGATCAGCTTCAGCACCAGCTTTGAACTTTGGAGATAGCACTACAGGACTATTTAAAACTGGTACAAATCAAATTGGATTAACTTTTGCTGGAACAGAAAAAATAATATTAGATCAAAATGGTGTAACTTTGCAGGCTCAATCTGATTTAAGATTTGCTGATTCAGATAGTAGTAATTATGTTGCACTGCAAGCACCAGCTACTGTTTCAAGCAATGTAACTCTTACTCTGCCAGCGACAGATTCACCAGTCAGTGGTTATGCCTTAATTTCTAACGGTTCTGGACAACTTAGTTGGGGCGAGGCTGGAGGTGGTGCAAATGGTAACGGCACAAACGAAATTTTTTGGGAAAATGACCAAATTATTACTGGTGATTACACAATCACAAATGGTAAAAATGCTGGAAGTTTTGGGCCTATACAAATCCAAAGCGGCGTGACCGTTACAGTTGGTTCTGGAGAGACATGGACTGTAGTATAAAAGTGTATATAATAGATTTATGAGCCAGTTAAAAGTTGACAGCATAGTTCCAAGAGGCGGTGTGCCATCAGGTGGTGGCGGTGGTTTTATTCAAACCAAATCATCTGTAAAAACAGACGCTTTTAGTACATCTTCTTCAAGTTATACAGATATAACTGGATTCAATGTAAGTATTACACCATCATCAACAAGCAGTAAAATATTAGTTATATGTCAAATCAGTGGTAATGGCACAGGAGCAACACAAGGTTATTTTGCTTTAACAAGAGTAATTGGTGGGTCGACAGATAATACTATTTTTGTTGGTGATGCTACTGGAAACAGGGTTAGAGCAACTCTTAATATGTATAACAACCAGAATAATGAATGTAAAAATGGAACATTAGTTTTCTTAGATAGCCCTAACACAACAAGTGCAATAACTTATAAAATACAAACAAGGACTCAAGGTGCTGGAACTATCAACGTCAATCGTTCTGAGTTATTTCAAAATAATGCAAACTCAGGAACTTTAACTTCTTCAATTACTGCTATGGAGGTATCAGGGTGAGTTTAGATCATGAAGCAATAAGAAAAGCCTATCCTGATGCTGTAACTATTGATGATGGTACAGGTGTTTTTAAGGCAAATGGTTCCAAGATAACTCTTGAACAAAGTAAAGTTGATGCAGCAAGAGTTGAATTAAACAAATTAAATTATATTGACGAAAGAATTTATACTGGATCTACAAAATATGGCTCTTGGAGAGAACAATTAGCAATGTTGTATGACGACATGATTGCGGGTAAACTAGACACAACTGGCAGTTTTGCTTTACATAACAAAGCGGTCAAAGACGCAAATCCTAAGCCATGAGTACATTAGCAGTCGCTACAGTCAAAAGCCTTTCTTCAGCAGCTCCAGCATTTCAAAACAGTTCTGGCACTGTAAAGGGTCAATTAATGAACGCTTGGTGTCACATGAACGGACAAGGCACTATAGCAATAAATGATTCTTTCAATGTAAGCAGCCTTACTGACGAAACAACAGGAACATACAAAATTAATTTTACTAATGCTTTTGCTAACGCCACTTATTGTGGTGCTGGTATGCACAATCGCACAAGTAACGGTATTTGCTGTGTAGGTGAAGATCCAACAAGAGGTTACACCACTGGATTTGCAACTATGCGTTGCACTTTAGACAATGCTTTAACTGACCCATCCAGCTGTAGATTTATGTTTGTAGGAGATTCATAGTGTCAACACTTAACGTAACAACCGCAAAAATTACAAATTTACAAAGTTCTGGCGGTACTAACAGTTCAACACCAGAACAACTTAGTCAAGGAAGATGTAAAGCATGGGTTCGTTTTAATGGATCTGGCACAGTATCCATTGGCGATAGTTTCAATGTAAGTTCAATTACAGACAATGGAACAGGTAATTATGAATTTGCTTTCACAAATAACATGGCAAATACAAATTATGTCGGAATTGCAAATGCTGGTAGATTTGCCAGTTGCGGTAATAGCTCAGGAAATTACACAGTCGGAACTTTTGACGTTATTGTTCATAATTTAAACGGTGACTTAGAAAATAGATCGGTCATTCATGCAGTAATTTTTGGCGATCAATAATTTTTTGATATACTAAAAGAAAAACTTATGGCTAATTCTGACAAGAGATTTATTTATCAAAATGACGAAGGTGGTATTTCTATTGTCGTACCAGCAGATAATTGTCCATTAACTTTAGAGCAAATAAAAGCTAAAGATTGTCCAGCTGGCAAAACAGTTTATACTGTTGATAAATCTGCAATTCCTACAGACAGGAGTTTCAGAGACGCTTGGACTTATACGGAGTAAATTATGGGATTTGGTTTAGATATGGCGAAAGCCAGAGAAATTCACAAAACAAATATAAGAAGAGCAAGAACCCCAAAACTTGCAGAGCTTGACGTTGAATTTCAAAAAGCATTAGAGACTGGAGCTAGTACAACTGATATTGTTGCAAAGAAACAAGCACTTAGGGACGCACCAGCAGACTCTGGTATCGCAGCTGCTTCAAATGGTGACGAATTAAAAGCACAATGGAAAACTGATATACTAGGCTCATCACCTTATAACTAAATGGCCATCATTGCTGGAACTTATGATTTTACTGTTCAAAGAAGGTCAGATCATACAGAGTCCATAAGAATTACCGACTCAAATGATAACGCAGTAAATTTAACAGGCTTCACCATAGCTGCCCAAGTGTGGGACAAATCAAGGACTGGAAAATATGCAGACTTTGCAGTTGCCTACACAAATAGAAGTAACGGTGAATTTGAAATAAGTCTTACTCATAATCAAACAAGGCAATTCACGCCAGATGAATTAGTCTACGATCTTTTAATTTTAAACTCAGGAGGCAAGCGAGAATATTATTTAGAGGGTAATATATTTGTAAGTGAGGGCTACACAACTATCCCATGAGCAACATTAACATTACTCAAAATAAAAACACTGTTACTGTAAATGGTGAAACAAGAGTCGTCACAGTAAAAGTGGCTGGTCCTCAAGGTCCTCAAGGAGA